AGACCATTTTTGCTGATTACAATGTAGATACGTCAAATATTAGCGACAACCTGTCAAACTGGCTACCAAAAGTCGAGAACACCATGAATACCACTCCGGCTTCTGGTTTATCTGGCGGTGGCGGCTATTATGGCAATTCGATGGATGCCAATATTGGACCTTCTGCATCGTTTAGCTTTAGCAAGGTCAAGAAGACTATCCAAGGGCTCTTCGAGAAGTTCTCCAACAGTAAGCTTGGTACATGGCTGAATAAGCACTCTCTTGGTTCTACTGTGGATAAGCTGACAAAATACAATGAATCCAATGATCCGAACATGGTTCAAAAGGCATTGCACCTGCTCACTCATCCGACAGAACTGATTGCTTCGGCGGTTAAAAGTGCAGTCAAGACAGGCAAAAAAGTCACTTGGGCGGTCACTCATCCGAAAGAGGCAGCTCAGGAGATTGCTTCTGTTGCAAAGGATGCCTATAGCAAGGGCAAGGAGGTTGCGTCTAATGTAAAGAACGCAGTCACTCACCCGAAAGAGACTGCTGAAAAAGTTGTTGATAAAGTGAAAGAGACTTACAACAATATCAAAGAGGCCGTCTCTGAGAAGACTAATTCGGCAAAGAATTGGGTCAAAGATAAAGTCGATAAAATCACAGGTAAGAAAGCTACCGGTTCTCGCAGCATTAACAAGTCTGGTACTTATAATGTTGATGAGAAGGGCCAGGAACTTATCGTCCGCCAGCCTGAAGCTGGGCGCTATACCTATCTTGAGACTGGTGACGGCGTTGTTCCTGCGGACATTACATCTAAGCTCTTTGATCTGGGCGGCAATCCTGACGCATGGTTCCAGAAGCAGCTCGCAAAGAATGGTGGTCTTACCGCAAATGTTCAGAATCGCAGCCAGGCTCCGTCTATCAACATTGGCGACATTTATGTTCAGAAGCCGATTGGCGACGTTGATGGACTGGCTCGTGAAATCGTTCAGGATCTGCCCAATGCAATTTATCAGGAGTATAGTAAACGATAAGGAGGTGTGTTAAGTGACTGATTCAAGAAAAGCTGTCAGTGAACTCGCGAAGATGATTTGCGATACTGCCAGACGTGTCGTTGAGGATGCTTCGTTTGACAAGACCTTCTTTGGTGTTGTAACAGGAACCAACAACGGGAAATACATCGTAACTTCTGCTGGACAGGAATACACGATTAAATCCAGTCAGTTCTTCAATATCGGAGAGCGGGTCGCGGTGACTGCTGCTCAAAGCAACTACAATGCGTTGATTCTTCATAAACTCTAAGCCGCACAAAATGCAGGTAGTTCCGCCAATGACGGATAACCCTGTAAGTGCGGCTTTTAATTTTAGGAGGTGATCCTACCTTGGCGAAACCTATACTGTCCCCTATTTCTGTTTTTGATGCAAACGAAGGGACTACCGCATATTTTAAGGTGGCAACCACCTATGACGGTACATTATATAATAATGCTCAAAAAGCATACGACCAGGCCATTGAGAAGCAGAAGACTACTATCGCTGCTATTAAAAGCCGCGGTGTCGAGACCTATGGGAATATTAACAATCTCAATCGAGCTCGAATTGTATGGACATCTGAAAATATTGCGAAGTACCAGACCTTCGTGAACGAGATGAATTCAACTGAGACTATTATCTCTAAGGGTGGCTATTCCACTGTTCTCGGGTGTGATGATAAAATGGGCAGTCTACAGGTGGCATATACTCCTCTGTTCCAGACTGACAATAGCGAACTTATCCCGCTCACTCAATCTGAGATTTCAAAATACTTATCTGATGTCAAAACGAAAGCAACTGCTATGACCAATGGCCTTGTAGCTGCAAATATTTTGTCCGTTGATGCGGAAGGAATTTCAGAGACGGTTGGTGGAAGTGCCATCACTGTCAAAAAGATGATTGCTGCGGTTGAGGGAGATACTTTTGATGGTGCCCCTTTGTCCGCCTGTGATGTCAGCGCTATCGCTGGTTGGAGCGAGGCGGAACTAAAGAAAACTTATGGTAAAACAAGTACATTTGTCGGCTGGGCCATGCATGATGTTCAGGGAAAGATTTGGGATGACAAAGATAATGTAGCAGAGAAGACTGCCGCGCTGGAAAAGGCAACGACCACGTATTGCTATGAAGTGTATGACAGCATGACCAACAAGTTGCTCGGAAGTGTTACAAACGCTGTGACCGGTTTCACTGCTAATCTTGGTTATGGTTATAAAATCACTTCGTCAGATTGGCTCGACAATCAGTCTCGTAACTATACTATCCGCGTCAAGGTCAGACTTTCTGGCGAAGACGAATATGGTGATTTCAGTG